TAGAGCAGGTTCTGCGGACTAACCGCGTGCTGCAGTGGGCCAAAGAGAGAGCCGCACAATCCGCTTGACTTTCTAAATCACAACTAACGCATATGGGAAACCGTTACTCCTTAAAGGGTTAGCGGTTTTTATATGGCGGGTAAGCCTAGAGGCGCGTGGGCAGACAAAGCGTGGCGCGATGCGCTGCGTTTGGCGGTTATGCGCCCGGCCAACGAGCCTAATCCGAAACCAAAGACAAAGCTAGACGAACTCGCGCTCACGTTGATTGAGACGGGCAAGAGCGGCGACGTTCCGGCCCTGAAGGAAATCGGCGACCGCCTAGACGGCAAGGTGCCTCAGGCTGTTGTAGGCGGCGACGAAAACGACCAGCCAATCAAGCACGTCCACCGCGTCGAGCTGGTGGCGCTGACGTGATGCCACTCGATAGCGCCTCGGCTCAGATTGCCATTCCCCCGAAGCTGATACCGCTGTTCATTGGCCCTGCCGACGTGCGCGGCTCCTACGGCGGGCGAGGCTCTGCCAAGACCCGGACCTTTGCCAAGATGGCGGCGGTTCGCGGGTACATGTTCGGCGGATCTGGCGAAAGCGGCATCATCCTGTGCGCCCGCCAGTTCATGAACAGCCTGGACGATTCCTCGCTGGAGGAAGTGAAGCGCGCCATTGAGGAAGAGCCCTTCCTTGCCGCGTATTACGACGTTGGCGAGAAGTACATTAAAAGCCGGGACGGGCGCATTGCGTTTACGTTTGCGGGCCTAGATCGCTCGATTGAGAGCGTGAAGTCCAAGGGCCGCATCCTGCTTTGCTGGGTGGACGAGGCTGAGCCCGTCACAGCAGAGGCTTGGTCCATCTTGATCCCGACCCTGCGCGAAGAGGGCGACAACTGGAACGCCGAGCTGTGGGTGACGTGGAACCCGAAGCGCAAGACCGCCGCCGTTGAAAGCCGGTTCCGCAACACCAACGACCCGCTAATCCGCGTGGTCGAAATGAACTGGCGGGACAATCCCAAATTCCCAGCCAAGCTGGAGCGCGAGAGGCTTCGTGACCAGCAGGAGCGCCCGGACCAGTACCGCCACATCTGGGAAGGCGATTACGTCTCGGTCATCGAGGGCGCGTACTTTGCCAAGCATCTGACGGAGGCCAAGGCGCAAGGCCGCATCGGCAACGTGGCGCCGGACCCGCTGATGACCATCCGCCTGATTTGCGACATCGGCGGCACAGGCGCGCGGGCGGACGCCTTCACGATATGGGCGGCTCAGTTCGTCGGCCGCGAGATCCGGTGGCTCAACTACTACGAGGCCGTGGGCCAGCCTCTCGCCTCGCATCTGGAATGGGCACGAGGGCAGGGCTACACGCCCGAACGCGCGCAGTTTTGGCTACCTCACGACGGCGACAGCAACGACAAGGTCTATGACGTGTCCTACGCCTCTGCGCTGCGTGCTGCGGGGTACGTCGTGACCGTCGTCCCCAACCAGGGCAAAGGCGCTGCCATGGCCCGCATCGAAGCCGCCCGCCGCCTTTTCCCGTCCATGTGGTTCAACGCGCCCACGACGCAGGGCGGTATCGACGCAATCGGTTGGTATCACGAGAAGAAAGACGAAGTCCGCCAGATCGGGCTTGGGCCTAACCACGATTGGTCAAGCCACGGCGCCGACTCGTTCGGCCTTGGCGCGGTGATCTACGAGGAGCCGCAGGTTGCGGCCAAGGCGAAGCAAAAGCGCCCGCAGGGCGGATGGATGTCCTCATAATGGCTGACACAACTCCCACACGCGGCGGCCCGTCCTCTGATACCGGCGACAGGTCCGATCCGTTCCGCCGCGCTCTCGCCCACGCCGACGAGGCTTGGAAGCAGGAATTTGACAACGTCTCCAGCGGGCGAGACTGCCAGCGGTTCTACGTCGGCGGCGAGGCTCAGTGGGACTCGCAGGCGCTACAAGACCGCAAGGCCGCCAATCGCCCTGCGTTGACCATGAACCGGGGGCCGGGCTTCGTTCGCCAGCTTACCGGCGAGGTGATGCAGAACCCGCCCTCGATCAAAGTCCTGCCTGCCAAGGACGGCGCGACGGTCGAGGCGGCGGAAATCTTTAACGGCCTGATCCGCCACATCGAGCAGCAGAGCGTCGCCCGCGCGGCGTACACCAAGGCGACCGAGAACGCGGCTCAGGCGGGCATCGGCGGCTGGCGCGTGGTCACGCAGTACAGCTCAGACGACAGCTTTGACCAGGACATCCGCATCAAGCGGATCAACGACCCGTTCCAAATCCTGATCGACCCGCTGGCGCAAGAGCCGGACAAAAGCGATATGCGATATGGCTTCGTGTTCGAGGACATCGCCAAGGAGGAGTACCAGAAGCGGTATCCGAACGTTCCGGTCGAGAGCCTGCCGACCAACGTAGCGGATCAAGCGTTTACTTGGCGCACGATGGACACCGTAAAGGTGGCTGAATACTGGTATCGCGAGCCGGTAAAGAAGCGCCTGCAGCTTCTGGAAGATCGCACAGTTCGTTATGCCGACGACCCTGTAAAAGAAGGGGAAATACTCGCCCCTGTCTCGCAGGAGCGCGAGGTGGTGGTCAATCAGGTCCGCAGCTTCCTGATGAGCGGCGCGGGCATGTTGACCAAGGTGCAGGACTGGCCGGGCAAGTACATCCCCATATGTGTCGTGGTTGGCGAGGAAGTCTGGTCAAGCGGCTTGGCAACCCGCAAGGGCATGATCCACGACATGCGCGACCCGCAGCGGGTGTACAACTACACGCGCACGGCGGCGGTCGAGGCTGTGGCGATGCAGCCCAAGGCCCCGTATGTCCTCACGGCAGATCAGGCCAGCGGCTACGAGGACCAGTGGGCGAACGCGGGCACGCGCAACGATGCGGCGCTGTTCTACAAGGGCGACCCGCGCGCCAATGGGCCGCCCAAGCGTTCCGAGCCGCCGCTTGCCTCGCAGGGCCTCGACGTGCAGTCGCAGCTTGCCATTAGCGACCTTGAGGGCGTGACGGGCATCTACAAGGCGGGATTGGGCGCGCCGAGCAACGAAACCTCTGGGCGGGCAATTATGGCCCGTCAGCAGGAAGGCGACACCGGGACTTATCACTACATCTTTAATCTCTCCATCGCGATTCAGTATTGCGGCAAGATCCTAGTCGACCTGATTCCAAAGGTTTACGACAGCACGCGCGTTGTCCGGACCTTGGGCGAAGATGGTTCAGCCAAAATGGTCAAGGTCAACGAGCCGGACCTTGATAGGCGCGGCATGGAAATCGTGCTCAATGACCTGTCGGCGGGCGAGTATGACGTGACGGTCACGACCGGCCCCAGCTTCGCCACCAAGCGCGCCGAGGCCACGGAGTTCATGACCGAGCTATTGCGGGGCTTCCCGGCGCTGACGGACGTTGCGGGCGACCTCATCATCAAGAACATGGACGTTCCGGGTGCGGACCAGATCGCCGCGCGCATCCGCATGGCGAAGGGCTTGGACGAGGACGGCAAGCCGCTCCAGCAGGAGCCGCCGCCGCCTGATCCCGAGGCCGCCGCGAACGCTATCAAGAACGCAGCCGCCGCCGACAAGATGACCGCCGAAACGGAGCAGATCCGCCTGGAGAACGCTCAAATCATGATGAGCATGCAGGCGGTCGTCTCGCAGCTTCCGGCCATCATGCAGCAGCTTCAGCAACTCACCGCGCAAGGCGGGCAGGGCGAAGGCGGTCCGCCGCCGATGCCGCCTGAAGGGATGCCTCCGCAGCCTATGGGCGAGATGCCGCCGGGCGGGCCTGAGATGGCCGGTATGGACGACTCCGGCTTGCCGCCCACCATCGAGATCGGCGGCGACGACTCCGACCTTCCCCCGACAATCGAGATTGGCGAGGCCGTCGCGCCCGCTTAACTACGAGGTGATTCGTGGCAGATATTGACTTGGCCGCTATAGTGGCGGAAGATGCAAAGACTTCGGGCGAGGCTCCTGTTCAGGAAGCGCCTGCACAGGTCGATGAGACGGCGGAAGCGACCACCGCCCCGGCTGACGAAGCCGCGGAAGAGCAGCCATCTGAAGCCGAGGGCGAGCAGCCCCAGCAGAAGAAACAGGGCGGCGGCTTCCAGAAGCGAATTTCAGAGCTAACCCGCGAAAAGCATGAGGCGAAGCGCGAAGCCGAGCAGCTCCGCGAGCTACTGTCCAAGGCCCTAAACGGCCAGCCGACAAAGCCCGCACCGGCTGCAGAGCAGAGCGACGAGCCCCGTCAGGATCAGTTCGTAAGATACGAGGACTTCGTCGCGGCAAAGGCCGAATGGAAAGCAGAGCAGCGGGTGCAAGCCACGCTCGGCAATCTCCAGAAACAGGCCAGCGTCGTTGACCAGGAGAAGGCAAGGATCGAGGCCGCCAAGACCTTTGAGCGCGAGGCTAAGGCTCAAGGGAAGGCTATCGAGGGCTTTGACGAGGCACTGGACACGGTGCGGTCTGAAGAGTTCCCGATGACCCCGGCGGTCGCCGATTACCTCCTGAACGCCGACCACAAGGCGGCGCTGGTCAAGTATCTGGCGGACAACGAGGACGAGGCTTACAGGCTTTCACGCCTTGGTGCCGTAGCGGTTGGCAGAGAACTGGCGAAGGTCGAGATGCGTTTCGCATCGAAGCCCAAGCCGAAAACTTCATCGGCCCCGCCGCCGCCGGTCACAGTAGCCGGAGGCGCGGCAGCCCCGCAGACGATCGAACGCATGGACTACAAGGGCGTCCTGGATCTGGTACGCCAGTGGGACCAGAAGCGTTAGACGGTGGCGAAAGGCGAGAGTCCGAAGGGGCCTAACCAAACAGTTAGGTCATCATGGCAAACACTATCATCACTCCCAGCATCATCGCGAAGGTGGGGCTGGCTCAACTCGAAAACAACTTGGTCATGGGTAAGAAGGTTTACCGTGACTATTCGCGTGAATTTGTGAAGGTCGGCGACACGATCAGCGTCCGCCGCCCGGTCAAGTTCACGGCTCAGGACGGCGCCGTCGCCGTCAACCAGGACGTGACCGAGGGCAAGTTCTCGCTCTCCATGGACAAGCGCAAGCACGTCTCGTGGTCGTTCTCGACGCAGGATCTCACCCTGTCCATCGAGGAATACAACGAGCGGTACATCAAGCCGGCCGCCATCGCTCTGGCCAACCAGATCGATTACGATCTCACCGGCCTCTACAACAAGGTGTGGAACTGGGTCGGCACGCCGGCCTCGCCGGTCGACTCGTTTGCCGACTTCGCCAAGGCGCCGCGGCGTCTGGACGAGGGTGCGGTGCCGCAGGACATGCGCCATGCGGTTCTTAGCCCGGCCGACGCCTGGGGCCTCGTGGGCTCGCAGACCAGCCTGTACATGCAGGACGTCGCTCGCGGTGCCTATCGTGCGGGCGACATTGGCACGGTTGCTGGCGTCTCGACGGCGATGGACCAGAACATCCGCATGCACACCAACGGTGCGGCGGCGGGTGGCGGCCTCATCAACGGCGCGAACCAGAACGTGACCTATGCGGCGAGCAAGGACACGAACACGCAGTCGCTCATCACCGACGACTGGACGGCCTCGACCACGTTCAAGGCGGGTGACGTGTTCACCATCGACAACGTGTACGCGGTCAACCCGGTGTCCAAGCAGTCGACGGGCGTGCTGCAGCAGTTCGTCATCCAGGCGGACATCACGGCCACCGGCACGGATTGCACGCTGACGATCGCCCCGGCGATCATCACGAGCGGCCCGTACCAGACCGTCGACTCGGTTCCGGCGAACAACGCCGCGATCACCATGATGGGCACGGGCGGCGCGCAGTACGCCTCGAATCTCGTGTTCCACAAAAACGCCTTCGCTCTCGTGATGGCCGATCTTGAAATGCCGGATGGTGCGACCTTCAAGGCTCGCGAAAGCCAAAACGGCTTCTCCATGCGCGTCATCAAGTATTACGACGGCGAAATGGACGAAGACAAGATCAGGCTCGATGTCTTGTACGGCACGAAGGCGATCTACCCGGACCTCGCTGTCCGCCTGTCGGGCACCACCTGAGCAACGGCATAGAGGAGAAACATCATGCCTGTACGTCAACTCTCCGATGATCGCACCGATGGCACGACCCTCGGGCAGAACACTACGGATCTCATCAGCTTCTACGGTGTGACCCCGATTGCGCAGCGCTCCGGCGCCGCGCAGGCAACCTCGCTCGTCGGCACGGCCTCCAGCACGGCGGTCAATACCGACCTGAAGGCCGCCGTGATCGCGATCATGGACACGCTGACCGCCGTTGGCCTCTGGAAGGGCTCTGCCTAGCCAGATGCGCGTCGTCATCGCCACGCCGACCGTTACCGAGCCGCATCCGGCTTATGTGGATGCACTTGGGCGGTCGGCGGGCGCCCTGACTGCGGCCGGCTTCGATCACTCCACGGTGTTCGAAGTCGGCTGCCCTTATATCAGCCACGCGCGCGCAACCATGCTGCGCAAGGCCCTGGATACGAAGGCCGACGCCGTCGTCTTCATCGACCACGACATCTCGTGGCGGCCCGAAGACCTCGTGAAGCTCATCGCGACCAAGGGCGACGTGGTCGCCGGGACGTACCGCTTCAAGAAGGATGAGGAAGAGTACATGTCCTGCATCGTTACCGATGCCGAGGGCTATCCGATCCTGAGTTCCACCGGCCTGATGCGCGCTAACAAGGTGCCCGCGGGCTTCCTGAAGGTGACTAAGGAGGCGGTCGATCGCTTCATGTCCGCCTATCCCGAGCTGATCTACGGCCACCGCTACAACCCCAGCGTCGACCTGTTCAATCACGGCGCGCACGGCGGCGTCTGGTACGGCGAGGACTATGCCTTCTCCCGGCGTTGGAGGGACTGCGGCGGCGAGATCGTTCTCGTTCCTGACCTTGACCTGGACCACCACGCCGCGGGCAAGGCGTATCCGGGGAACTTCCACCGATTCATGCTGCGTCAGCCGGGCGGCGCGGACTTCAAGGAGGCCGCATGAGCGGATCTGTAACCACGGCAATGACCGAGGCGGGCGTGAATGCCTTTGAGCGCATCCAGCGCACCCGCCAGAGCCCACAGGCTATCGTCGCCGCCGTATTCAACGCCATGGACGCCGTGCGCCGCCGCGAGGCCATCAAGCAGCCTGGCGCGCCCGCTGCTTATGTCCATCAGGACTGGCCGAGCTTCAGGTACGGCCCCAACGGCGAGAGCAAGGTATTCCATCGCCCCGAGGATGTGCCGGAAGGCTGGCAGGACTCGCCCAACTTCTTGGCAGCGGCCAAGGAGATCGGCGCCGAAGTGATTGCCGACCTTGTGCAGAAGCGCGGCCCCGGTCGCCCTCCGAAGTTGCGCGCCGATGGCTAACGTCCAGAACCTCGACATGACCTCCGGTGAAACGCGCACGTTCACCATGTACGCGCGCGACCCGGAGAACGCGGTGCAGAGCCTGTCCGGCCTCACCGTGCAATGGCGTGTCGGCCAGCCGCCGTGGGACCCGCGCCGCGAGACGCCGACGCTCACCAAACCCGCCACGATCGTCAGTGCCTCGGCGGGCTCGTTCACAGTCTCCCTGATCTACGACGACACCTACCAGCTTGAGGGCGACTTCCTGCACCAAGCGGTCACATCCACCGGGCTTGTAGTGGTTACGGGACGCCTTCACGTCCGACCCGGCATTAGGAGCGGCCAATGAGCAGCAAGACCGCGCGCACCGTGGCGCTGCATGCCTTCCAGGATCTGGGCCTTGTGGCCGACCAGGAGGCTATGAGCGACGCGCAGGGCAATTACGGGCTGCGCAAGCTGAATGACTTGCTGGCGGGCTTTGAAAGCGAGGGCATCCGCTACGCTCACACGGACCTCGCCTCGCTGGATACCGTCGTGAACGTGCCGGACGGGCAGCTTCGCAATGTCGGCCTGATGCTGCAGCGCGAGCTTGCCGGGGCCTATGGCGTGCCCATGAGCCAAGAAGACTTGGATGCCATTCACAAGGCGAAGATGGCCCTGCAAGCGTTCTACTACGTGCCCATCACGTCGGCCCCGGAACTGGCGCTGCGTAATCGCCGGTTCGGGCGCTTCAACTTCTCGCAGGGCTGATGCGCGGCCCGCTCGCCCTAGGCTTTGCCCAACAGCGGTCCCGGCCGGTCAACGCCGCGCGCGTGGTGAACCTGTATGCGGCCTCTACTGCCGAGGGCTCGCGCACAAAGGTTGTGCTGTACGGCACGCCCGGCCAGAAGGAATGGCACACGATCGGCGGCGACACGATCCGCGCCGGCCTGGAGTCGCAGGAATACGCCTACATCCTGTCCGGCTCAATTCTCTGGCGCGTCGAATCGGACGGAACCGCCACGGCCTGCAGCGGCGACCTGATCCCGCCCACGGGTGAGGCAACGCTTATCAGTCATGGATCGCAGATTGGTCTGCTCGTCGTCCCGTGGATGTTCGTAATCACCGGAACCTCTGTCGTCCGCGTTTCGTCGGCAGGCTACCCCTCTGAGGGCCTGTCCAGCATTGCCTACATTGACGGCTACGCGGTCGGCACACGGAACAACAACAGCGGAGAGTTTTACGTCTCCGGGCTATTGGACTTCGCAGCGTGGGATGCCCTCGATGTAGCCAGCGCGGAATCGAGCCCGGACGGACTGTTGCGCGTGCTGGTCGACCACCGTGAGGTATGGCTGTTCGGCACCGATACGGTCGAAGTGTGGGCCAATACCGGAGCCTCGCCGTTCCCCTTCGAGCGCGTGCCGGGGGCTTTGCTAGAGCGCGGGTGCGCGGCGCGTCGCAGTCCGGCGAAGATGGATAACTCCGTCTTCTGGTTGGGCGATGACCGCATCATCTACCGCGCCGAAGGCTACCAGCCTGCGCGCATCTCCACCCACGCGATCGAGGAAGTGCTTCGCGTCGGGACCGTGAGCGACGCCTACGGCATGACCTATTATCAGGCCGGGCATCACTTCTACGTCCTGACCCTGCCGAGCCTTGGGCGGACCTTCGTTTTCGACCCTGCTGCGTCGGCGGCTGCGGGCGCTCCCATCTGGCACGAGAGGCAATCGGGAACGTCCATCGAGCCTGCCGCCTGGAACGTGCAGTGCATATTCCACGCCTTCGGTAAAACCCTTGTGGGCCTGCAGAGCGGCAAGGTTGCAGAGCTGGACCTCGACACCTTCACGGATCTTGGTGAGCCCATCCGCTCCGTGATCGTTGGCCTGCCGTTCTACGCCGACACCTTGCGCGCGATGATGGTCGACTTCGAGCTTGAGTGCGAAATCGGCGTCGGCACGCCGACCGGGCAGGGCACCGACCCGCAGGTCATGATGCGGTACAGCGACGACGGCGGGTACACCTGGAGCCACGAGCGCCGGGCGAGCCTCGGGCGGCAGGGCATCCGCATCATCCGCGCCATGTGGGACCGGCTGGGCGTGTTCCGCCAGCGCACGGTCGAGATTTCCATAAGCGACCCCGTGAAAAGAAGTTTTTACGGGATGCGGACCAACATCAAGGCGCTCTCGCGATGACCGCGCCGCTCAACTCCACCGCGCGCATCGTCAACCAGAACGGCACCGCAAGCCCGTGGCTGATCGCGTACCTGCAGGCGCTCGGAACGGGCGTCGTGAAGCGCACGACGTACACGTTCGCGGTTCTCGACACGATGACGCCGACGCTGGGCGACACGGTCATTTGCACGGACTCAAGCGTCACGACCATCGGCACCACGCTTGCCGGCGGGGGAACCAACATCGTGCAGGCCATTGGCGATGGCTCAGATTGGAAGGTTTTTTAATGATCCGAGACGCCGTGCCAGACGACGCGCCCGCCCTGATCGACATGGGCCGCGCCTTCTTTGCCGAGGCCGGATGGGCGGACAAGGCAGAGTTCTGCCCTCAAAGCTTCGCCCAAACGCTGGGCCAATTGGCGGACCGGGGAATCCTGCTCGTGTTCGAGAAAGACAGGAAGCCGGTCGGCATGGCCGGGGCGCTCTACTCTCCCGCGTACTGGAACGAGAAAGTATTGATAGGACAAGAGCTTTTCTGGTATTGTGAGCCACTTCACCGCAAAGGTGCAGGCACCGAGCTTCTCAGGCAGCTCGAATCCGCCGCTAAGGCGCGCAACGTAAAATTCTTCGGCATGGTGGCGGAGCATGGGCTTCGTCATGAGGCGCTTGCTCAGGTCTACAAACGAGCGGGCTACTCAGTTGCCGAGCATACGTTCTGCAAGGCGCTCTGATGGCGATTTTCTCTGCTCTCTCCGGCATGATTGCCCAGCAAGGCGCGCAGGCTGGCGGCAACATGGCCGCCAACGCCGCGAACCGTGCCGCGCAGATGCAGCAGGAGGAGGCGACCCGCGCCCGTGCGGCGGCCTCTCCCTGGACGGCTTCGGGCACCGCCGCAGTCGCCAAGATCACGAACCTGTTGGGCCTCGGCAGCATCGAGACCAACGGCGGCAACTATAACACCTATGGGTGGAATCCGAACGGCGCGAAGGAAAAGCAGGACGCGGCCTTTGCCGACTTCCAAACGACGCCCGGCTATCAGTTCCGCATGGATGAGGGCTCAAAGGCCCTGGACCGCTCGGCGGCCTCGCGGGGAATGCTTCGCTCCGGCGCGCAGCAGAAGGCCATCACGGCCTTTGGGCAGGGCATCGCCAGCGAAGAGTACGGCAACTATATGGGCAACCTGCTGAGCCTGTCCGGCTTGGGCAATCAGGCTGTCTCATCCGTCAACAGCACATCAGGTCAGCTTACGTCCGGCGCGGCCGACAACATTTACCGGGGAGGCGCGGCGCGCGGATCTGGTTACGCCGCTGGTGCCAACGCGCTGGCAAGCGGCATTAGCTCGGGCGTCAACAATATCGTTAGTGGGCTGTCCTACGGCGGGCAGGGCGGGAAGCTTGGGCTTCCCAAGTGGTCCTGATGGCAGATCTAGTAACAGGAAACACTGTCCCAGCTTACACGCTGGCACAACACCGCCCGTCTTTGGGGCAATTCAGTGCCGAAAGTAGGAGCGGTGAATGTCGGAGTGCTCCACACCAGCGGAACCGGGGCGCCGTACTGGCGCGGCTCATCAGAGCAGCCAGCCAAGACCAAAGCAATAAGCGCAAGGTATTTCATAACCCGGCAGCATCCTCCGGGTTTCTGCCGTTGGCAAGGGGCTTCTGATGGCGGGCATGCTGTTCCCCGACATCGGCGGGGCTTTGTCGGCGGGCTCGCAGGCGGGAGCCGCCAGCGCACAGAACCAATACCTGATGAAGGATCGCGCGGCGCGGGATGAGATCGCTCCGCTGATCCCCAGGGCACTGCAGGGCGACAAGGAAGCGCTCGGCCAGATCGGCGCGCGCCATCCTGACACGGCCATGAAGTTGGCTCCACTTCTGGAGCGCCTCGACGCCAGCCAGCGCGCCAAGGCCAAGGAAACAGCCGACTACATCACCAGCAACGGCATGGCCATTCTCAGCGCGCCCGCAGATCAACAGGCGGGGCTGTATGCCCGAGTTCGTGCCGAGGCCGCCGCCCAAGGGCGCAACGTCTCGACGTGGCCCACGCAGTACGATCCCGGCTGGGTCAAGTTCAACGTAGACAAAGCAATGACCGTTGCTGAGTTCGGCAAGCGCAACGCGGAGCAACCTGTTCCCATGCCCCCGCTTGATGGTGGCGGCGTGGCTCCGCCTTCGGCTGGTCCAGATGGCAGCGTCATCGACAGGGCAAGCGCCGCGTCCAAGAAACTTGAATCCGGTGGCCGGTATGACGCCGTCGGTCCTGTGGTCAACGACAAGGGAAATCGCGCGTACGGCGCGCATCAGGTGATGGACTTCAACATCGGCCCGTGGACGCAGGAAGTGCTTGGGCAGGCGATGACGCCGCAGCAGTTCCTTGCAAGCCCGCAGGCACAAGACGCCGTCTATAAAGCCAAGATGGGCCAGTACATTCAGAAGTACGGCAGCCCGGAAGCTGGCGCTCGCGCGTGGTTTGCGGGCGAAGGCGGCATGAACAATCCCGGCGCAAAAGATGTGCTGGGAACAACCGTCCAAGCCTACGGTGACAGGTTTGCACAAGCCTATGGACCCGGAGCCACGGGAGGCGCGCAGCCTCCGGGCATTGCCCAAGGCTCCGACATGCCGGCCGGCGACGGCTCAGGCAATGCCCTCCCGCCGGCACAGCAGAATGCTCGCGAAATTCTTACTATCCGGCAGTTTGTCCATTCGCGGATTCCGGGCGCGTCCCCGCTTACCGTCAACGGATTTCCAGCCTACGACAAGAATGGTCGGCTCGGCATTCAGCTTCCTAACGGCCAGCGCGACTTTATCGACGTGCCCAAGCCCAAGGAGCCGGGAGCCGACAAGGGCTTGTATGGCGACTCCTTGACGGGGCGCGCATTGCAGGTTTTGCGTACAGCCGACCCTGGAAGTCAGGACTACGCGGCGGCCCGCGCCATCCTGTCCAAGCCGCAGATGGTTCCGGACGGCAGGGGTGGCTTTGACGTTATTCAGCCGATGGATTTGTCCATGTATCCGCCTGCCACTTATGGCGGCGGTGGTGGGCAACCTGCTCCAAGCGGTCCCGCGCCCGGCGGCACGCCGCAAGTTCCTGGCGGCCCCACGATCACGAAAATCCCCGGCGCGGGCAAGCCGCTCGACAACTCGGCGCGCGACGAACTCACCAAGGCCAGCGGCGGCGTGTTGGAACTGACGGAACTCGTCAAATCGTTTGACCCGTCGTTTGGCGGCTTCATTCTTGAAGGCAAAGGCGACGCCGATAATTGGATGAAGCGCAACCTCCCCGATGGGTTGGGCGGTGCCGATCCCAAGGGGCAGGCGCAGTGGTGGCAGCGTTATAAGCAGTTCGCCAACCTTGAGCGCAACAAGCTGTTTGGCGCGGCGCTGACGCCGGGCGAGGCGGCAGCCTTCAACGAGGCCATGATTAACCCCGGCATGAAGCCGGACGAGATCAACAAAAACCTTACCCGCCAGCGGGACGTTGCCACCAAGGCGCTTTCCCGCATCGTCAACTCCATGGTCGCCGGGGGATACAACCCGCAGGCTATCGAGGCTGCGACGGGAATCCCCGTTGCCGACCTGCCGAGCGCCATGGGTGGCGTGCCGCAGGGCGCTCCGCCGGCCACCACGCCCGCGCCCGCACCAGTTCCGCAACAGCAGCCCGCGCCACAGACGCCGAGCCCTGCCGAACGGGGCCGCTCTCAGTTTGATCTCAAAAAGAAATACGGGCTTGAGTGATGGCCGACACGGACCGCATCAAGCGCAACCTTACCAAGATGATCGACGCGGGGGCGCCAGAAACAGACCTTGACGCGTATCTGCAGACGGAGGGATTTGCGTCGCCCGACGTGTGGCGTTCTGCCATTGCGTCACCGGCTGCAGCCGCACCGGAGGCAAAAGCTCCTGTAAAGCCCGTAGGGGCGGCTATGGCCGTCTCCCAGCGCCCTCCGGTCATGCCGCCGCAGGTATCGACCGACGACGCCGAGCGGATTGCCATGGAGGCGCCCGGCGCAGTCCTGCCGAACGCGCGCGCCACCACAGACAGTCGCCTCATTGCCCCGCCACCGGCTCCGGTTCCGACCGAGGGCCGCACTTGGGCGCAAGTCCCGGTTGAGGCCATCCGCAACCTCCCGGCCAGCGCAGGCAACTTCGCCAGCGCGCTCGTGCAGCCGATCCTTCATCCGATCGACACCGGCAAGGCGTTGATTGCCCTGGGCGACGCCGTGGGCTCCAAGATCAGCCGCCCCGGCAACCTTCTCCGCGCGGGCGATCCCGAACCGACGCCAGAGCAGTTGCAGGCCCGTGCCCAGCGCGAGGCCCCAGCCGACGCCGTAGGGCAGTTCTTCTCCGACCGCTACGGCTCGATTGAGGGCCTGAAGAACACGCTGGCAACCGATCCTGTGGGCGCGGCGGCCGATGCGGCTACGGTCCTGACCGGTGGCAGCATGCTCCCCGTGCGCGGCGCGCAGACGCTCGGCAGGGTAGGGGCGGCCATTGATCCGATCACCCAGACCGGAAACGCCCTGAAGCTCACGGGCAAGGGCGTCGAGACGGCGGCCTCCAATGCGCTCGGCGTCACCACGGGCGCGGGGACCGAGTCGATCCGCGCTGCTGGCAGGGCGGGCAAGGAAGGCGGCAAGGCGGCCGACACCTTCACCGCCAACATGCGCGGCGACGTGCCAGTAGACCAGATTGTCGACATGGCCAAATCCGGCTTAGAGAAGATCCGACAGGAACGCTCGGCGGCCTACAAGGCGGGCAAGGCCGACCTGTCCAAGGACAAAACGGTTATTCCCTTTGACGACATTGACGCGGCGATCGGCAAGGCGTCGGAGGTGGGTTCGTTTGAGGGTGTGAACATCAACCGTCCGGCGGGCAAGACGATGGACGAGATTTCGTCTATTGTGGGCGAATGGAAGGCGCTGGACCCCGCAGTCTATCACACCCCCGAGGGCCTGGATGCTCTTAAGCGCAGTATTGGTTCTGTTCGCGATTCGGCCGAGTACGGGACACCCGCTCGGGTGGCGGCTGACCGTGTTTACAATGCGGTAAAGGCCGAGATCGAGGCGCAGGCTCCGGCCTACGCCAAGATGATGGAGGACTATTCCCGGTCCTCCGAAAAGATCAAGGAAGTCACCAAGACCTTTTCCCTCGGGGAGAAGGCAACCGGCGAAACAGCGGCGCGCAAACTCCAGGCCGCGACGCGCGACAACGCCAATACAAGCTGGCGGAACCGCGGCGAACTGCTCAACGAGCTTTCCGTCTATGAGCCGGGGCTTCCCTACGCCATTTCCGGGCAGTCGCTAAACGCCCTGCCGCCGCGCGGCCTCGTCGGGCGGGGCGGAGCCATGGCCGTGGCCTCTGGCGCACTTACCAATCCTCTTGGCACGGCGGCGAGCCTGCTTGCCTTCTCGCCCCGCATCGTCGGCGAGACGGTCTATTTCGGCGGCAAAGCGGCAGGGAAGATCGACGACGTTGCCGATGCGCTCGGGATTGACGCCGCCGCCATCCGTGCCGCCGCGCAGGCGTCTTTCCAGACAGGCCGCGCCACCACCCAACCCAACATGCTGAGGGTCCAATGAGCGCGATATTCGCACCCCCGCGCTATAGCCCCATGTCGGGCAACGGCACGTCGTATCCCGGCGCAAAGCTGTACTTCTTTGAGACGGGCACCACGACGCCCAAGGATACCTTTTCCAACCCGGATCTGGACCCGTCCCACGTGCAGTCGCATCCGGTCGTAGCCGACGCCAATGGCCTGTTCGCTGCCATCTACTTGGAGACGGGCGACTATTCGATCATTCTGAAGGACGCCAGCGACAACGTTTTGTGGACGGTGGACCCGTATAGCGGACTGGGCGCAGCCGACACGCTCACCACGCGCGGCGACCTGCTGACTCGGGATGCCTCGGGCTACAAGCGCCTTGGAATCGGCGCCAGTGGAACGGTGTTGACCAGCAATGGCACGGACCCCCTGTGGTCCGCGCCGCCGATCCCGCGCGGGTCAATCCAGGGCCTGACCTACGCCAACAACGCCACCGACGCGACGAACGATCTGGACATTGCAGTCGGCGCGGCGATGGACAGCACGAACGCGCGCATGATGGTTCTGGAATCGGCGCTGACCAAGAAGTCGGATGCCGCATGGGCGGTGGGCTCCAATCAGGGCGCGCTTGATACCGGCGCAGCGGGCGATGCCGATTACTACATCTGGCTCATCAACCGGTCCGACACGAACGTCACGGACATTCTGTTTTCGCTGTCTCCCACGTCGCCGACGATGCCGACCGACTACAACTATCGGCGTCTCATTGGCTGGTTCAAGCGGGCCAGTTCGGCAATTGTTGCCTTCAAGACCTACGAACTCGAGGGCGGCGGGCTGGACTTCCGGTGGAACGTTCCTGGGCTCGACGTGGATTTGACCAGCACGCTCACCACCACGCGCCGCACCGATGCGATCAAGGTGCCATTGGACTTCTCGGTTATCGCCTTGCTGAACGTGGTTGTTTACGACGCGACCTCGAATTTCGTCGCGCATGTCTATTGCCCGGACCAGACGGATGCCGCGGTGGCCAACTTCGATGCGCCGCTCGGCAACCTGAACCAGCAAGCCGGCACAGCCGCCTCCGCGACCCAACTGCATATCCGCACCAGCGCCGCCGGCCTCATTGCCGCTCGTGCATCCCTCGCCACGGTCGACCGCTATCAGGTTTCAACCCAAGGGTTCACCTGGGGCCGTCGATGAGCGAAGCATCATTCATCAATGTAACGGCCTTTCAGCCTTTCGAAGGTGGCATTGGCAAGCGCCTGTCCGTGTCGACGACCAGCGCGCGTGTGCAGATCCCCGGCACGCAAGCGGTTTCCTCGCCCGATCGCCTGCGCATTCTCGTGACCAACAGCAACAGCTTTCCGGTGTCGATCCTGATGGGGCAGGACAGCGTGGAGGCGACGCTCGACTACCAAGAAATCATGCCGGGAACTCAGGTTCTTTTCACCCCGCCTGTCGTCGCTCCCGATGCCGTCTGGATCGCCGCGATTTCTGAAACCGCATCGGGCCACATCCAGGTCACGGCCGGATACGGAACATAGGAGAAAACAATGGCCAATGAGTTCGATAGCGAGCGGCTGAGCTACACCGCGATTGCGGCCAGCCAGACGGGGGCACCGGCCTTTGCTGGCGTGGGCGCATACCTCTCGCATGTGGTGCTGCAGCCCGCAGCCGTAGGCGCTGGAACGACGACCATCCTCGACGGAACGACGGTTATCTACACCTACACCGCCGGTACGCTGTCGGACCTTCGCCCCATCACCGTTCCGGTCGGCTCGCGAAGCCGCAATGGTTCGTGGAACATCACGACGGGCGCCAGCATGGCGGCTCTGGCGTTCGGCAAGGCCACCACCTGATGCAGTTCGCCGCTGTCCTGATGGCCGCTGCGACGCAGGGCGGCGCGCGTGACCCCAGCCTTGCGGCGTATTTGGCTGCGGCGGTCGCGAACGGCGGAGCCCCGACGCCCGCCTATGCGGCGGCTGCCAGTCAGTTCATCTCGGCAGAGAAGGCTGCTGGCCTCTGGGACCTGACTGACGACTATCTGCCCTTGTGGGCGCCGGATGCCGCCACGGCCCTGACCTCGCTCAAGCAGCTCCGGTTGGCGACGGTTACGGCCTCGCCAACGTTCACGGCCGATCGCGGCTACGCCTTCAACGGCACAACGCAATTCATCAACACCGGCTTTGTGCCCAGCACGCATGCCGTAACGATGACGCTCAACTCGACGCATGCCGAGGTCTACGAGCGCACGAACGTCAGCTCAACGGCTTCATCGCTTGGCGCGAACTCCGGCTCGAACCGGGCGATTGTCGTGTTCCCGCGAGATGCAAGCACCGTGCTGGTCGCGGCCAACGGTGTCGGCGGCGTCTACACCCTGAGCCCCCTGACCAGCGCGGGCCTTACGCAGTTTGGCCGCAACGGCGCCACTACGGCCGATGTCTACGGCGCGAAGAACGGCGTCAATCTCACGCAGACATCTCCGCTTACCGCGCTCGGCGCGTCGTTGCCGTCGAATAGCTTTTACGTGGGCGGCGTCAACCTCTCGGGCTCGCTCTTTCAGGCCCGCGCGGCCTCTGTCGGCTACGTGGCCTGGGGCGCGTCTCTGACCAGCGCCCAGCGGCTTGCCCGCTATACCAACGTCCAGGCTTTTGCGACCGCAGTTGGGGCGCAGGTCTGATGATCCGCACGCAGGTTCGCTACACGTCAACCCCGCCGGGCCGCGCGATCGGCACGTCTGTCAATGGCGACACGTGGACGACCGACTATCTGCTGGCGCCCTATTGGCGCATCATCGAGGTCGGCACGGACGGCAGCGGGCGCGTGAAGGTCAAGACCGCAGGCAAGCACGGGCTGACGACCGGCCAAAAGGTCGAGACGGTCATCGACGGCTATAACGGCACCACCAAGCGCGCGCACCCCGGCAATGTGACCAACCTGCCAACTAACAACCCCCCGGCGGCCAAGACTGTTGAGGTGATCGACGAGTATTGGGTGTCTCTGGTGGGCACGACGGCGGTTGCCAACTCTGCCTTTTGGCAGGGGCTTCTGTGGCGGACCGGCGACAACGTCACCGCGGCGGCGGTGCATACCGGAGACAATCAAACCGGGCGCATGTCGCTTATCAATTCCCTGATTACCCGCGTGTCCGAGGCGGGCGGGGGCATCATCAACCTCCCCGCAGGCTTCATCGGCGCTGAAGTGGCGATGTTCCTGAAGGACAACGTCATCGTTATTGGCGCGGGCGAGGACATCACGAACATTGTCGAGATCGACGGCAACGACGGCCCGGTCATCCGGGAGTACGCCAGCAAGAACGCAGGCATAACGGACTGCACGATCTGGCCCCTCCGCCAGCGCAAGAGCCTGGCTGCGTCGGCGCATGCCGTGCGCGCGGGTCTGGACGGTGCGAACACCCACAATCTGAAGGTGCTGCGGGTCTATGTCCGATGCTCGGACGGCTACGGCGTTGCCCTGCAAGATAGCGGCTGGTTCTCCGATTGCGAGCTGGATCTGACCGTCGACGGCAGCAGCAGCGATTGCCTCGACATCAAGAACCGCATGAATATCAATGCGGGTAACAAGCTCAATATTCGCGGGCGTAACTGCAGCCTCCTGTGGATCGGTGTTGACGGCCCGGTTTATAATTTCAACGCCAACCCGTTCACGATGACGAGCGGGAGCTCCATCGTAAATGTGGCCTGGAGCGCGGAGATTGCGGCAAACCCGGCCGCGCAACCCTATTGGAGCGTCCACGGGACGATTACCTATCCCAACGCCGGGACCTATCGCGGCATCAACATGGGCGGCTCATTCCAGATCGTCGGACAGACCGGCACCGGCTATCAGGTAGAGACAAACCAGACGGCCAGCAGCTCGGGCACCGCAGGCGGAACCGGGCTGCTTGAATGGCCAGCTCTCTGCGCGCAGGGCGACGCCTGCTTCGACCTGCGCGGAGAAGGCTGGTCCGGGGGAGAAATCTGGTACGAGGGCGCGATGCATATGCAGTCGGGGCCCCGGTTTCGCGGTGGCACGACCTATCCGACAAACCCGCAGGGCCTCGGCGCCGGGCTGTCTACGCTTGTTTCCATTTTCTCCAAGAACACCAGCCCATATCGGACAAATGCGCTCGGGCTTTCCATGGAGGCTTGGCAATGCATCGTGCCGGCCTTCCAGGGCGAATACATGCAGGAGGGCGTCTTCTTCGGCTCGACATCGACGGACAACAGCGTCGGGACCGCGCAGCTTAAGAACTGCGTGGCGGGGGTGGTGTTCCGGGGAAGCCGCAACAAGGTCAACGTGATCTCCGCGACCGACACGGGCACGGCGGCTCTGGTGCTGCTAGGCGATGACCATTGCATTGGCAGCGTTGGAGGCACGGGCCTCACTGTTGGCACGCATATTTATTCGGGAACGAACCGCACGCAGGTCAACGACTGGCAGGGCGTTGAGGCCGATATCAAGGTTATCGACGCGGGCACGGATTCGATCTTTACCCCGGCGCTCCCGTATCACCGTGACGTGTACCTGTGGGCGCATGCCGTCGTGACGGCGGGATACACCACGAACGACACGGAGCTTGGGTGGCTCAACGACTTCATCGAGTCGGAGGGCGCGGCCTACGACCTGGCCTACGATTACTGGCCGCTCGGCGTTCCACTAGATCCCGGCGCGTCTCTGATCTCGCTCAAGTACCGCGTGAACGGCGCGGCCTCGGCGGGCGTGACGCATGTTCCCCGCGTAGGCTGGCAGGGCGGGACGGGCGCGATCGACACGGGTTTAAACCCGTCAACCGTCATGTCTGCCACGGGGCAGGGCCACCTGTCGGCCTTCATCATCGATAGCGTCTCGGGCGGGGCCAAGACCGTCGCAGGCGTGAGCGGCGGGTCCGCCATCAGGCTCCAGCCGAGAACGGCAGGCAACAGGGTTTATGCCCAGATGCTCAGCCAGCTTGGCACCTTCGCGACGGCGACGACGGACACCAAGGGTTACAGGTCTGTCCAGCGCGACAACACCGCCGATCTGTTAGCCAGTATTGACGCCACGGCCCTGACCCCGGTTGTCGTTGGCTCGCTGTCTGCGACGGCACCAAACAACTCGCTGTGGATTCTTGCGCACAACAACGGCGGATCGCTGATCGAGGCCACGGACGCAACCGTGTTCATGGTATGTCTGTCGCGCCCGATTTCACCCGCCCAAGACATCGCCCGCGCCGCCAACTTCGAGGCGCTGGCTACAGCCACAGGTGCGTGGCCGTGATCTGAGTTTAAGCAGCAGGCCCCCACCAGACTGCCATCCAGTGGAGGCCCTAACCACCACCGACCTAAGAAGGAGGCCGGCTATGGCTGAGACGAGCGTAAGCAGCAAGAGGGGCATGTGTCCATGAGCGAGCGCCGCGACCTTTGGTTTATTGCGGACGCCCTCTTGGTGTTCGTCCCGTTCTCGCTTGTCGGAGCGATATTCGGTGACGCCATCCGCCGGGACGTGCTGACACGACGGCAGCGCGGAATCGCGGGCTTGTTTTGCATCGTTCTGGGGCCGGTTTGTGGCCGGATGGTGATATCGGAATGGAACTGGTCCGACTGGACCGGCCTTGCCGTCGCCGCGATCGTCCCAACGCTGGCCTACGACATCGTGGGGCTTGCCGCCGCCGTGCTGCGGGGGGCGAAGGAAGATCCGCGCGGTTGGATCACGCTTATCAAAGAGCTGTTCCCCTGGGGGCGGAAGTGATCGAGTTCCTATTCTGGTCGGCTGTGGCCGTCTACGTGTTTTGGCGGCTGCGCTACCTCATCAAGAGCGCCTCGCAATGAGCCCGCACCCGCGCATCATTTCAGAGCATGGGCAGCCGGTCCGGCTAAAGGTCTGGGACGGCGAGCGCGACCTTTCTTTCACCGTGTCAATGGGCGAGCTGCGCAACCTCGTGCAGGACGGGCTTGACGTGTTGCTGCGTCGGATGCGCGAGCAAGAGAAGGGCACTCCATGAAGATCAGCGACCAAGGCTTGAAGCTGCTTGTCGAGCGCGAGGGCTGCGTGCTGGAACCTTATCGCGACTCGGTCGGCGTCTGGACGGACGGCGTCGGAAATACTGTCGGCGTCATTCCGCATGGCCCGGCCATCACACAGGAAGAGGCCGACGCAGACCTACGGTACAACCTAAACCGCTTTGAAATGGCCGTGAATGATTGCGTGAAGGTGGGCCTTGAACAGCACCAGTACGACGCGCTCGTCTCGTTCGCGTTCAATGTGGGCGAGGGGGCCTTCAAGACCTCAACGCTCCTGAAGAAGCTGAACGCGGGCGACTACGAAGGCGCGGCGTTGCAGTTCGACCGCTGGCACATTCCGCAGGAAATCACGTCGCGGCGCAATGGCGAGCGCGAGCAGTTTAGGGGCACCCGGTTCTCGGCCCGCGTCCCGTGACCAAGTACCTCGCCATAGGCGCGGGCGTGCTGGCCGTTCTTCTGGTGGCCTCCGGCATCTTATTGAAAATGGCATGGGCTGAAAACGGCAAGCTGGAAGTGAAGCTCGCCGCCGCTAACGCGGTCATTGCCCAAAAGGAAGCCGACGCGCGCCTATCTGCCGTCATCGTCGCCAAGCAGGCCGACGCGCTCGCCAAACTCGAAACCAAGGTCGTTACCGTAACCGAGAGGATCTACAGTGCGCCTGTCACTCGTGAATGCGCTGCCAGCCCTAGCATGCGTGCTGCTAGTGACGGCGTGCGGGCAATCATCGCCCCGGCTGGTGGAACGGACCCCGGACGCCTCGCTACTCCTCCCGTGCGCTGATCCCACCTTGGCGCCCGACAACGCCAGCGACAACGAGATAGCCGCCGAGCGCATCCGGGTGGCTCAAGCCTACGTGACCTGCAGGACCCGGCACGCAAGCCTTGTTGAGTTCGTGCAGGGCGGCAAGCCCTGATGGCACAGGCGACGCTTACCGACGAAGCGTGCCAACAGGCGGCCGACGCAATGGCCCGGTTTGGCAGCCAGCGGGCGGCGGCTGATGCGCTCAATATGGCGCGGGCGACTTTCCAGCATAGACTACAGGAGGCGCAGCGCCGGGGCTTCCGGGCAGACGGCCCCGCAATGGTCATGAAGGGCCAGTCAGTCCTATACGACGCGGCGGGCAACGAGCGGGCGAGGTGGGACAAGACCCGCCTAGCCGGTCGCGCCGAGGCTGATACTCCCCAGTTTCCAGATCCGAAACGGATTACCAAAATCTCGCGGCTCTTCGACCAGACCGGGGCCGTAACGCAACAGTGGGTGTCAGAGAAGGCCGACGATGCCACGCGCGAGGCCCTGTGGAGGGCCTTTGCGGAAGGGCTGTCCGAGGACATTGTCCGCGCCAAGCCGATTCCCGTGCCGGCGTTTGTGACTGACGACTTCCTGACCATTTACGCCGTTGGCGACCATCACATGGGAATGCTTGCGTGGGGCGCGGAAACCGGCGGCGGAAATTACGACTTGGATATCAGCAGCAATCTCCTTGCAGGCGCGATGACGTATCTCGCTGCATCTGTGCCGGCGAGCAAGCACGCGCTGATTATGTTCCTAGGCGATTTCACGCACACGGACGGCTATGCGGCGATGACGCCGGCATCCGGGCATCTCCTTGACGCAGACGGTCGTTTTCCAAAGATCGCGTCTTCCGCCGCCCGAGCCATGCGCCATGCGATAGATACCGCGCTCAACAAGCACGAGTCCGTTCATGTCATCGTGTCCGCCGGCAACCACGATCCGGTGTCCACGATCTGGCTGCGTATTGCGCTTGCCGCTGCCTACGAGAACGAACCGCGCGTGACCATCGACGAGACGCCCGGAAAATTCCACTATTTCGAGTGGGGCAAAAACTTGATCGGCGCGACGCACGCCGACCGACTTAAACTTGAGAGCCTGCCTGCCATCATGGCCACTGACCAACCGGAGGCGTGGGGCCGCACACTCTACCGACTGTGGCTTACAGGCCACGTCCATCACGACCGAGTTAAGGACCTTACCGGCGCCAAAGTCGAGAGCGTGCGCGTCTTGGCCCCGCTTGATGCCTACGCCGCAAAAGCGGGCTACCGCACGCCACGCGACATGAAGGCGATTATTTTTCACCGCGAATACGGTGAGGCTGGGCGATTTATCGCCCCTGCCGCAATGTTTCAGGAGGTAGCATGACCGCTGAAATACTCGCGAACCAACAGGGTTTCTGCTATGAAAACGGAGTGACAGAGCGCGTCAACGCCCTGCCACCCCTGACCTTTTGGACCTTATCGGAGGCCCGCATGGCTAAGATCAAATTGCACCCGGAATCTGACCCGCGCAAGCCACTCACGGCAGAACGTCTCCGCGAGATTCTTCACTATAACCAGGAGACGGGAATATTCACTTGGCGCGTTGCGAGGAAGGGGACTGGCGGCGCTGGTTCTGTCGCAGGTCGTGTTAACTCTCGAAACGGCTATATCGACATCGGCATCGACTACAAGCGTTATCTCGGGCACCGATTGGCTTGGCTCTATATGACCGGGGTATGGCCCAAGAACGACATGGATCACCGCGACCGCAACCGCGCCAACAACGAGTGGGAAAATCTGCGAGAGGCGACACGCTCGCAGAACTTGGCGAATACTACAAAACGGAAAGACTGCGCCACACCGTTCAAAGGCGTGCAGCGAAATGGCAAAGGGTGGCAGGCGGTCATTATGGCGCGGGGTGTCCGCAAGTGCTTGGGCACATACGCTAACCCAGAGGATGCCGCCGCCGCCTACCGTCGCGCTGCGCTGGCTTTAAATGGCGAGTTTGCAACATGAAAATCGTTCGCGTGACGTGGAACGACGCGCTCGCCGTGGCGTGCTGGACAAAACACGTCGAGCCAATGGCGGCTCAAGTCTGCGTCACTGTGGGCTTTCTGGTGGCAGAGGACGACCACCACGTCCTGATAGCCGCGACCATTTCAGACGATGAGTACACGGCGGGAATGCAGATACCGCGCGCGATGATTCAAGCCCTAGATGTGGTTGGTACGGAGCGGGAACAATAACGCTTGTGAGTCAGGGGCACAGGCCAAAACTTGACGCGGAATCAATGCGGTGCCGGAAACACTATCGGAAAAATGCCGTATAATATATACTCTAGCCAATTGCATGGCGTGCACTACGGGTTGCGTGTACTTGAAATCAAGGCCGGCGGCTCTTCGGCTTCCACTCACCGTGAGGCGTGCGCCCGTTGAAACGGGTGAGGGCTCGGCCCAGCGAAGCGGCTTCGTTGCGGGCCTCGATACGCTGCCGAATTGATCCGATATCGTGCTGGCGCGTCTTATCAATAATCGCCCGCATGCCCGCGATAATCATCTCCGCCTGGTCGCGGATCTTAATCACAGCGGCTGGATCAGTCGGCCCCTCACCGAACGTGATGCAGAGCTTCACGTCCTTCGTCTCGCTCTCGATCTGCTGCGGAGTATACAGCGAATAGCGGTCGGCGTCGTCGCCCGTGTGGGGGCTGGAGTCCAGTTCCTCGGCCGTGGGCAGCCCTTCGATGCTCTGCGGCCTGTGAGCCCGGCTGCGCCCGTGCGGTATCCTGTAGGGCCTGCCAGCCATGTGGGTGTCGCTCATTTGCTCTCCTCCTTCCCTGGGGGGATTTGTTCGCTACGCGCTGCGGGCTTGTACGCTTTAAGGTGGCGGCCTTTCCGCACCTTGTCGGCCGCGTTGTCCTTGTGCGTTCCCAGAAACAGATGCGCCGGATTGCAGCAAGACCGGACGTCGCACTTGTGGCAAACGACAAGGCCAGCTGGGATGGGCGAGTTCACAGCCTCCCACGCGGCTCTGTGCGTGCTGATCGTAACGCCGTTAACGCGGATTCGCCCGTAGCCCGCGCCCGACATAGATCCCAACCAAAGCAGGCACCCGCTGTTTGGTTCGGGGATAGTCGAGACCTCAAGTCGCTCGCGCATTGACAGCCCCCTGGGTGGGTATCGGCGCTCTTTTGTGACGACTGCCGGCGCCTCGTACTTCTTTCTATGAAGAACTGCGCATGTGTAACTGCAACACATTGGGACGCCGCGCTCCTTGGCGCGATTGATCCTTGAAATAGGCTTCATGCGGCGGCCGCCACACTCAGCGCACACGATCTCAGAAAGTGCCATTGTCACCCTCCTTTAGGCCGATGCTTCCTGCATCGACGCTTTCCCGTAAGGGGAGGCGGGCGGCTCGGGGAGCGGCATCCAGAGTTGAACCGGCGGCTCGATAAATTCACCGCCCTCGTCGCACCACTCCGGGTCGTCATCATAGTTGGGCGAGATGCGGAACCCGACGCCTACATGCTTTCCGTTGTAAACCAGCACGTAGTGCGGATAGGTGCCGTGCTCAGACCAAGGACCCAGAGCCGCGCGCTGCCATCCCGGCACGACCGTCATCCCTTCTGCAGATAGGGCGGCGAGAATGTGAGCGGCCTGCTCTTTGAACAGCTCGCGATACTTGGCGTAGGAGACTTCTTCGAACGAGGCTTCTGCCCTCGCTATCACCTCTAGTATCCTGGAGCGGGTTGAATCTGACATGGTCTTACTCTCTATGGGGGTTATTGGGTCCTGACCTTTGGTGGGTCGAAGGCCGCGCCATCGGTGGGGGATGGCGGGAACGCACGATCAACCGCAGCGGCCCATTCGTCGTAGCTGACGGT